CTTCATCGTCTTTCAATTTGATTCTTGTATTATTATCTACTTCTGTTACTTTTACTTTCATTTAATCACCCATTATACGTCGCGTGTTTCTTAACGTCTTCACCGTTAAACCAACGTTGAACCCATTGTGCGCCATATCCTGCTGCTACTACTTGCATAAAATGAACACCCGTAGCATCTCCTTCCCATGAATCTCCTTGACATGAAAATGAACCATCAGGTCCAGCAGTAAACGACGAATATAATTCAGGTCGTTCTAGTGATGAGATAAGAGCAGCATTTCTACCTTGCGCTCTAAGGTCTAACCACTTAATACCATCTGAACTGTATAGCGTTCGCCTAACCGCAAGATTGTCTGCACAGCAGATTACTAGGTCGAAACCCTTTACTTGCTTTGCAGTTAGAACCTTGTAAGGTTGCCCCGTTACAGTAGAATATCTATTATCCATAACATCAACCTTGTGCTTTTCAACATCCTCTTCATCGAAGTTCTGATATGTTAGATTCTTTGTTTCGACTGTATCGGGGTCGAATGCTGTAATATCATACAGCCCCGTTTTATCCAATAGGGGTATTAGGAAACTCCCAATACCGCCAGCACCTATAATCATAATCTTTCTCTTCTTATTCTTTCTAACCATTTCTAATCACCTTTAAATGTCTTTTCAAGCGTTGGAGGCTAACCCCCATTTTTTCACAGACCCGCGCTTGAGTCAAATCTGAGTATTCGTAAAGAATAGCGGCATACAAGCCGCGTGTAACCGTGTAACGTTCTTCCATTTCTGTTAGGAACCTTTTTCCTGCTTCGGATAGTTCGTTACCAACAACTATTATTGGTCGAACATCAAATTCCTCAGCATTGTTTTCACGATAAAAGAAATGCTTAACCTTCTTTACATTGTTAAACATTTTATTTTTATTAACACCTATAAACGCACACATTTTATGAATGTTATACTCGGCGTTAGATTTTTGTAATACATAATATGCTACGGTTGTAAACCTAATATTCTGTTCCATGTTTCTAAAGAACAAATGTTTATTTAATGTATTATATGTTTTAATACACTCACCCCTATAATCTTGTAAATCAAATTCATTCAATAATATATCAAGGGGTGCAAAATCACGATTTGTACTAACGAGTAGATTTTGTGTCTTTTCGCTACGTATTGTAAATATTCGTGATACTGCAAGCAACCCACAATCTTCACACTCGTATAGGTTTACGATAGGAACATACTTTAAATTTGTAGAGTCACAATTTTCACAGGGCATCCCACATGAACCGCCCTGCTAACTTTTCGTCGACTTCTATATTTTGAAGATAGCGTCTTACAGTGCTAACATACGAACCTAGAACATTATCATTCATTACAGCCATAGCGCGAGCAGCGTATTGGTCTCCTTTAGCAGCACCACTCATCATATTATCAATACAGATTGGGCCTACTAAACCAGTTCCCTTTTCAACCTTTAGTTTGTTTGACTTTACCAAATCCGTATTACTGTTGTTTGCTTGTAACATATATGTTGATACATCTTGAATACCCTGCTTCATACCATTGTCTGCAATAATCCAATCCGTTAACTTACCACGCACTGCTAGAGCCAATTGAGGCTTTTCGTGTCTAGGACTCTTGAACTTAATCAGTTTAACCTGCTTATAGTTCTTAGCCATATCTTGTAGTAGTTCCATAGCACGTTTCTCTACATTTTCCGCTTGGCGGTTTTGCATAACAAACGCCTTAATCACTGCTATTTGTGCATCGGATGCTTGTTCACCACTGAGAACATATACTAGTTCTTCGGGACTAATGGCATAATACCTACCACGCCTGTCATCCTTAAGATAACTATTAACAAATTGCTTTAGATGCTTTAAAGATATATCATACCAGAAGGCGTTATTTAGTTCTAATGCAAAATCCTCCGGCCCAACTTGAGCAACGTTTAATCTACATTCACGAATGTGACCCTCGTCGTCAATAAACTTATATGGCACACGATTTTCTAGAACATAACTTAGTTCCATAGGCATTTTAATACAACGTTCCATATATTCACGTAGTTGCTTTTGTCCCTCTTTTGAGTTTTCCACATATACAGAACGCATAAGAGTTCTAGTTACCACATTTATTATATCCCCAAAGTTATGGGTAATCATATTTAGAGAGTATCTTCGACCATCCTTACGGACTAACATCTTGAAACCCTTTACACCTATTAGGCAAGCGCCATCGGTTTTAGCCTCGCTACCTATAGTTGACTTAACCACGTTTTTAATTCCTAGAAATATAGGGTCTTCACCGTGGTCATTTCTACGGTGTCGGCTAGGATAAACGGTGTATTCACCATCTATTCCTTCAATATCTATATTGGTGTATGTATTATAATCACTAGGACTTCTAATCCTAATATTCATTATACATTTTCCTCCATTTGTATTTGTTCCAGTAGAACTCCATCACATAGTTCGTTTAACTTCTCAGCAAGGCTTTCGCAAATACCGGGAATTGTTTTCCTTTGTAGGCCCAACCATACCTTATGATGTAGGTTCATTACCACAATAGGTATAAGTTCTCCCTCATCATACTTGATAATTACTGGTGGTAGTTCTTCATCATTTACCATTCTGAATTCTACTGTCTTCCTAGTTCTTGGGGCCATATTCATTCCTTCACTTCCGGCTTTGGTCCTGTCTTGATTACTTGACGGCTAACAATTACGTGAGGGAACTTCTCAATTAGAATGGGCATAATCTCATTCCAATCTACCTTTTCATCATACTGCTTCGTCCAAACACTTCCGTTTGTCTTTAGCGACGTTAGGCGATATACTACCTTCTCGTTCTTTGCTACACCAATATCACCTAATAGGGATAGGCTGTCTGCATCAATCTTCATTCCTGCGTTTTGCATTTTCATCATTTCTTCCATATTCATTTTTTCACTTCCGTTTTTTGCTAGTTTATATTTCACACGACCCACCAGCACAAGCGATTTCCCCGCTTAGGTCTGTGTTATCCTCAGATTCATATACTTGTGTTAAATCAACACTAGTAAGTGACTCCATCATCTCACGATATTTGAGGACATTCGTGGACTCAAATGGAGCCTGTATATATGTTCCACCATCATAAGGTAGAACAGATAAACCATTGTAGAACTTTCTATTATTCCACATCCAATTTCCAACATCTTCCCATTCGTCTTCACGAATAGATACTGTTGCTGAAACATTGTGGGTATTCATCCCGTCATTATGACCGGTTCTTACCCAATTTTCTGCGAACCACTTTACTCTTTCTAACAAAGAGATAGCAGGTTCAGTTCTAAGTGTTGCACCATCAGGTGCGCGTTGAGGAATACCAATTACCGCTTCTAAGTGTGGTTTAAAGTGGTCATCCTCAATTAATTCTGGGTGATTATTCACCAAATAACTGTATATTGCCTCGGTCTTTCCTACTCTAACACGACGAACATAATGTTTATCGTGCCAAGCATGAATACCAGAACTAGTTCCTAAAACTAAAGAAGTAGTTCCTGCAGGTTTAATACAAGTTGTTCTTGATGCTACGTTAATTCCGATTTTTTCAGCATATAACTTATTAGTTGCTCGGACTAACTTAGCGGCGTATTCTAAATCTAAACCTTTAACAGCATTAGACGCTATTCCAGTCATAGATACTCCAAGTAGAGCATCCTTTTCTGTTGTTTGCTTCCATATATCTCTAAGATAGTGGAAATCTGTATATCCTGCCTGTAAAGTTCCTAAGAACGCTGCATTGGCTACTCTTGAATTTAGGTCAGTTTGGTCCTTTACATCAGAAACATTCACTTCTGTAAGGTTACAGAACTGATAAGGTCTTAATGCAATCTCACAACATGGGTTAGTTCCCCAATCCTTATCATGAGATAAATAGATTCCCGGTTCTCCTGAACCTGAATCTTTAATGCGTTGCCAAAGACCCATAAACATAGCCTTTCGTAATCTACTACGAATTAATACAGCAGAGTTATTAGCCCTACCGCGTTGTGGGTTTTGTTCCCACCATGCTCCTGATTTACAGGAAATCATATCATCATCATCAGCACTGAATAAACTAATCAATGCTGCTCTACGAATACCGCCTGCTAATACTGAATCAGCAATATAACACATGATATCATGTGCTTCTAGAGTAGTAAGTTTTGAACCGTGCTCTTTCTCAGTTAGAATATTTTCAATCTTTACCAAACATTCTCTAAGCGGTGTTGGTCCCGGTGCGCGACCTCCCGATGTTTTAAGTAAAGTTCCCTTTGACCGAATATCTGAGTAATCGAATACGGGAGTTGTTTTGTAGGAGCCAAAATATGACTTCATTAATACCTTTACTGCATCGGCCCACCCTTCAATTGAGTCACCAATTAGATACCTCCGAGTTCTCTTACTATTAGGTTTAACTATCTCAGGTAGTTGTTCGATATGGTGCTTCTGCACGGAATATCCTACGCCTGTTCCACCAAGTAATAAGAACATCGCCTCCCAAAAGGAATCAATAGAATCAATTGGCATGTATGCACAATTGTAAACTCTGTTCGGACTCACCTCAATTGGCTTACCCGCAAATTGCATACTTCGCATCGAGGGCAATATCTTTTTTGTTACTACATAATCATTGTAGCAGTGCTGTATCTCCTCCTTTAAATGCGGATACTTTTTAATATGCATCTGCATATTACGGTCACATATCTCTGACCATGTTTCTCTCCTAAATTCCGTTGTCACAAACTTGGCATATTTCATATGCACAATTATATCACTTAATATTTCCTGACTTATATCCATCAACACACCTTCATTAAATTGTCTATCTCACGGAGATACTCTCCGTTTTGCACAAGAACCCAAGACCGGACTTCAATCCATTCAAATTCATTCCAATCCTTTAGTGCTTCCCACCCATATGAATTTATGAGGTTCCACATATTATTGTATTCTTGTTTCTTATAGGCAACCTTGAGGTCTCCACAACTAATTAATTCTTTGTTCCGTATACCTCTTCCTAGCACTATTCCCTCGTCGTAAAAGTTGGGATTTAATAGCACTAAGTCGCTATCATTGAAACGGGGATGAAACTCATAAAGGTTTCTACCGCCCAAAGGTTTTAACTTCATAATCTCTAGTATTCTATCCAAGATATAATCATAGGTAATATCGTCGGATAGATGTTCTAAACCAAGTTCCTCTAAATCTTCATTTTTCATATATTTTCTCCCTAAAAAGTTGGTCGGGTGTTGGAAACCATTCAGGTCTTCCATTTCTCCAAGTAGCAAATCGCCACTTATCTATTCTGTAATATTCCTTATATG